AGTCTTGCCATATTCTCCATAAGCAAGGTAGATACTTTATTGTACATTTTAAAGAACTGTTTTTGTTAGATGGAAAACCATCTAACTTAATAGAGAATGACCTAGAACGTAGGAACACAATCGCTACTCTTCTAGCAGATTGGGGATTAGTTACTATACTAACCCCATCATTAGTTAAAAGTTTGGCACCATTGCGCCAAATAAAGGTCATTCCATTTAAAGAGAAGTCGCAATGGGAACTGTGTCCGAAATACAATATAGGAAACAGTAATGGAGAAAAAACTTAAAAAAGCATGGAAAAGATTTCACAAATTTATGAAATCTGGCAGAATAAATAAAGTCTGTAACAAATGTTTAAACTAACAACGAAAGTTGTATAAATAAATGTGGATGCCGTATTAACGGGTCCACATTTTAACCTTGCTAAAAATATAGGAGGAAGCTATGGTAAGAAATACTATGAACGTGCCACGTTCTTTATTCATTGGGTTCGAGCCCATTCTAAACGAACTTGAGAGAATCCACTCTGCTGGACGAGCTCAAGATAACTATCCCCCACACAATGTTGTGAAGGTCGATGATGAAAATTTTATCATTGAGATGGCTGTTGCTGGATTTTCTGAAGAGGATATCCACGTGGAAGTCAAAGATGGTATTCTGTTAGTTAAAGCGGAACACTCGGAGAAAGATGAACGTGAATATGCACATAAAGGTATCTCGTCCCGCAAGTTTGAGAAGTCCTTCCGACTCTCTGAATTTGTTGTAATAGACGGTGCCGATCTTGTGAACGGAATACTCGTGGTGAATGCCAGAGTAGAAGTTCCAGAAGAAAGGCGTCCTAGGAAGATCGAAATAGGGTCTGCTGGGGCATCAAAGAAAAAAGAATATCTGAAAGGATAATTCCGGTAGCAGCGAAAACTCAGTAGATTAGTAATTAACTAAATTTACTGGAGAAACAACATGAAACATATAGTCCAATTTATGGATAAGTATGAAGACGTTGCCGAGGCCTTAAAAACTGTTTTAACTTTGACTATTATCACTACAGCTATCGTAGGATTAGCTCCAATGTTAATAATCTTACAAACAGCATTTTAAGACCAACTTGACATAATCATGCGGGGGTAAGCAATTACCCCCAACCTTATGTACATGGTGTCGACAAATGTACATATAAGTGTCGACAAACTACACTTTTTCGTACATATAAATGTCAACAAATCCCTTTACTTTTCCCCTATAATGTGTTATAATATACATATTATCAAACAGGTGACAAATTCGTTATGAAATTCTATACAAACGTAACTCGATACGGTAATATGTTACTCTATCGTGGCTATGAAAACGGCCAAAAGAAACAAGAAAAAATCAAGTATAAACCTACTCTTTTCGTAAATACACCCAAACAGACATCTTGGAAATCCCTAGACGGAGTACCTGTTGCTCCTATCCAAATGGAATCTATGCGTGACGCCAAAGATTGGATAAACGAAAATAAAAATACAGCTGGTAGGTTGATATTCGGCAATGACCGATATATACCAGCATTTATCAATGACCAATTTCCTGGCATCATCGAATGGGACCGAAACAAAATTAATGTTACCTCATTCGATATTGAGGTGGCATCTGATGAAGGATTCCCAGAACCAGATGCGGCAGATTACCCAGTCATTTCAATTGCTCTTAAAAATAACATAGACAATACTTACTATGTTTGGGGTCTCAATGATTATGATGTAGAATCATCTATTATGAAAGACAATCGTGTGGTCTATAAGAAGTGTGCTTCAGAAGGTGAACTTCTATCAGAGTTTATACTGCACTGGTGTCTACCATCTAATTGCCCCGATGTTATTACGGGCTGGAATATCCGATTCTTTGATGTCCCCTACCTAGTCAACCGTACAATTAAGATTCTTGGCGATGATATGGCTAAAAGATTCTCCCCTTGGGGTTTGGTCGACAGATATGATGTCAAGATGATGGGTAGAGAACAGATTACCTACGACCTCAAAGGTATATCAACAATTGATTACCTAGAACTATTTCAAAAGTTTGGTTATTCTTATGGTACCCAAGAATCTTACAGACTTGATCACATTGCCAACGTGGTTCTTGGCGAAAAGAAACTATCTTACGCAGAACACGGATCACTCCATACACTTTACAAGTATGACCATCAGAAATTTATTGATTATAATATCAAAGACGTGGAGTTGGTCGATCGGCTAGAAGACAAGATGGGTCTTATTACTCTCTGTCTTACAATGGCATATCAAGGTGGCGTGAATTACAATGACACATTCGGAGTAACTTCGATATGGGAATCAATCATCCATAGATATCTGCATGACCAAAAAATCTGTATGCCTTTCTATGAAAACAAAGTAAAGACAAATTACCCTGGTGGTTATGTAAAAGATCCCGTGGTCGGACTACACGAAAATGTAGTATCATTTGACCTTAACTCACTATACCCATCGCTGATCATGCAATATAATATGTCGACAGAAACTATATCTAACGGCGAAGTCATGAATTTGGATATAGAAAAACTACTTGATGGGTATACATTTAAAAATCCAGGTAAGGCAATAGGTGGCAACGGCCAGATGTTCAAAACCGATAAGAAAGGCTTCATGCCTACTCTTGTAGATGGTATGTACAGCGAACGTGTTGATATTAAGAAAGAAATGCTCTCGGCGCAACGAGAGTTACAAAAGGTAGATAAAAATGATAAACAAAAACTTTATGATATTGAGAGACGTATTAACATCGCAGAAAATAGGCAGATGGCTATTAAAATTCTCCTTAATTCTCTTTATGGTGCTATGGGCAACAAGTACTTCAGGTTCTTCGATCAAAGAATCGCAGAGGCTATTACATTGTCCGGACAGCTTACTATTCGATGGGCCGAAGTCGCAATCAATAAATATCTTAATAAAGTGCTGTCAACCAAAGGAAAAGATTATGTCATTGCTATCGACACAGACTCGTTGTATGTTAGCCTAGATGAATTGGTAAAACGTGTTAAACCAGTCAATAAGATTGATTTCCTAGACAAGGTTGCGGAAGATAGATTAGAACCAGAACTTGCCAAGGCATACGACACTTTATATGAAATGATGGGCGGTATTGAGAACCGAATGGTTATGAAACGAGAAGTAATTGCTGATCGTGGCATCTGGACTGCAAAGAAAAGATATATCCTAAATGTGCATGATAACGAAGGTGTCCGATATGCGGAACCTAAACTCAAAATTATGGGTATTGAGGCTATTAAATCATCCACACCAGAACCGTGCCGAGATGCACTTAAAGAAATATTTAAAGTAATTATGACTGGTGACGAAGTTAAAACCCAACTGGCAATTAAACAATTCAAAAGATACTTCACCTCACTAGATGCTGATAAAGTCGCATTCCCACGTGGCGTATCAAATGTATCAGACTACAGAGATGCGGGAACTATATACCGTAAGGGTACTCCAATTCATGTTCGTGCAGCTCTGTTACACAATCACCTATTGGAACATTATAGTCTAAATAAAAAGTATGAGGCTATTAAGAACGGAGAAAAGATTAAATTTATCTACCTAAAGATTCCAAACAGCCTTAAAGAAAATGTAATTGGTTTTACTCAGTATTTACCCGAAGAATTCGCACTCGCTAAATACATAGACTATGAATTACAATTTGAGAAAACCTTTTTGGCGCCAATCGAACCGATACTTAAATCAATCGGTTGGTCGTCAGAAGAACAATCATCATTGGAAGATTTTTTTGGATAAACACTTTACTTTGATGACTAAATATGATATAATATACACATTAACAGGAGAAAAAAATGCAATTAGTTAGACTATCATCCGGTGAAGAAATTATCGGTAACATTGAACAAGTAGCCCCAGGTAGTGATAAAGGTCACATCAAAATTACTGATGGTTATAGCCTTATCCCAGCAGGTGAAGGTAAAATCGGATTCATGCCATTTATGGCATATACAGAAGCTGCCAAGGGTGTTACTATTCCCAATAGGTTTGTGATGTTTGTTGTAGAACCACAAGCAGAACTGGTACAACAGATTAACTCTATGAATTCGGGTATTGTAGTGCCACCTAAGCAAGGTATTATTACAGGGGCATAAGATGCAATCAAGATATCCTATTTACATAATTTCTAAAGGCCGTGCAGATTCAAGACTGACAGTTAAGTCTCTGGATGAAATGGGCGCAATGTATAGGGTTGTTATTGAAGAATCAGAATATGATGATTATGCTGCAGTAATTAACCCTAACAGACTATTGGTACTACCTGAAGGATTTAGAGAAAATCCAAGGTGGGCTAGAAAATGTGATGTTACAGGTTTGATGGGTGGTTCTATTCCAGTTCGTAACTGGGTGTGGGAACATTCTATTAACGAAGGACATAAACGTCATTGGATTATGGATGATAATATCCACAATTTCTATAGGTTACACAACAATAGAAAAACCAAAATGACCACACCAGCATGTTTTAGAGTATGCGAAGACTTTACTGATAGGTATACCGATGTTAAAATGTCTGGTATGAACTATGCTTTCTTCTGTCCTGCATTTACTAAACGACCACCTTACTATCACAATACCAGAGTTTACTCATGTATTCTATTATCTAATGATGTATACGAAAGTGGAGAACTCTACTGGCGTGGTAAATTCAACGAAGATACAGACTTATCATTACGTGTAATGAAAGGTGGTTACCATACATTCTTGTTTAATGCAATGCTATGTGGTAAAGTTGCAACACTTACAATGAAAGGTGGTAACACAAAAGAGGTATATGGTATAGACCAAGCAGGTACTAAACACGACCGAGTAGGTGGTGAAGACTTTGACCATAGACGAGAGTTTGCAGAATCTTTACATGCTCAACATCCAGAAGAAGTAAAGATTACACAGAAGTGGGGCCGTTGGCATCATCATATTGATTATACGGTTTTTCAAAACACAAAACCCACTAAAAAACCAGGGCTAAATATTCCTAAAGGTGTTAATAACTATGGAATGCATTTAGTAAAATTAAAATCAGCAGACACATTGGATGAACAGGAGGAATTAAATGTCGAATAAAGATTTAAACAAAGCGATTAACTATGAACCACAAAGTTTATTTGTGCTTGATGGTAGCGAAGAAGAAACCACACCATATGACTGGGATGATATGCCAGATTTCAACCAACCTCAAAGTGAGGCGTGGAAGATGATTAAAATTCGTTTTAGAAATGAAGAGGACTACAGAGAATTTGCCGAACTGATTGGTCAGAGAAATATGACTCACAGAACCAAGAGTATTTGGTATCCAGTTTTGGATAAGAAAGCTCATAGTCTTGAAAGATTTGTAGGTGACCATCAAATGGACACAATGGAGATAGATGAAGTACTAGATTGATATGGCTAAGATTATACTTTACTGGTCAAATATACCAGAAAAATCAGGTTACAAAACAGTAGATGAATGGAGAGAAAGTGAATTAAAATTCTCTCCGTTACATGACTTAGTATTCAAATCCCATGAAAAACTAGGTAATGATGTAGAAGTATGGACACATCAAAAAGTATCTAATTTCAATTATAATGGGATTACCATAAGAGACGCTAGTTCGATTATCTCGCATGAAGCCGTATTTAATGGGTTATCATGGGGACACTCGATCGCTTTTGTGGCAGATGCAGTCAGAGTTAAGAGGGCAAGTGAAGTACTAGGAATTGTACTTGATATGGACTCTGTTTGTCTACGCCCATTTCCAGAATATGACTCTTGGTTTAGTACAATGCCGGCCAAGAAAACTAGCAGCATGGCTCCTAAATGGGGTCCGAAGAAACCACCAATGACAGTACATGATGGCTCCTGGGATGGAAAGGCACTTACTGCATTTCCTATCAAGATCGGGCAATCAACACAACAAGAAATGTCTAACTTAGCAGATGATATAGTTGCTAAATTTCAAGTAAAACCTAAGGGTGGTACAGATGAATGGAATTCTATTCTATGGACTGTAAAAGCAATTGCTAATAGAGATACAACTGCCAAAGTATTTGAACCTTTATATATGAGTCCACTACCCGCATGGTTAGGAGTTGGTAAGTGTTACAGTATAGAAAGTCCGACTAGATTAGATGGTAATACAGCTATCTTTGGTCATACATTGCCTTCCATAGACGAAATTATGCAGAATTCATATATTGTTGCACACTTCTTTGAGAGCGCCTTCCAAGACGCAGATCAGATTGATGAAGATTCTTGGAATAATATACCAGACGGCTGTTTACTGGCTAGAGAAATGGATGCCGTAGGATATAAGAGAAATAAACCATCATCACTAGACGAATTTTTTTAAAAATCCCTTTACATTGACACTTAATTGTGTTATAATATACTTATTATGATATCAGGTACGCTATTCCAATCACTATATAAGACCGAAACAGTCAACAAGATTGACTTCGATTCATTTAAAGAATTTGAGAAAGTACTATATAAACTCGCCGGTATTCCCAGAAAAGATAAGAAATCTGCATATCTTATGTCTCCAGCCTCATACTTAGAAGGTACTACGAGAAAGAACGATAATGTGACTAAATGGGGCGGCTGGTGTGCAGTAGATGTGGATGATTTTACTGGAGATTTAAAAGAATTTCTGCAGAAGAAATGTGGTAAATACTACTTTGTTTGCTATTCTACCGCATCATCAACAGAAGAAAGTCCTAAATTCAGATTGGTATTCCCCCTATCACGTGATGTTGACAGAGAAGAAATAAAACATTTCTGGTTTGCTCTTAATACAGAACTTGGTGAAATGGGTGATATCCAAACTAAAGATTTATCAAGAATGTACTATATTCCTGGCAAGTATGCCAATGCGAATAATTTTATCTTTACCAATGAGGGAGACCATATAGACCCAGAGGTACTAATGAGTGCTCACGAATACATTGAGAAAGGTGGTAATACATTCTTTGATAAATTACCTAAATCTATGCAAGAAGCATTGATTAATCATACAAAGAATTCACTTACTAATACGGATGTTAAATGGACTTCATATAAAGATTGTCCATTCTTCCCAAGACAGTTAGAACTAGATTATAAAGTTATAACGGGGTCAGGTTGGTACTATAAGATGTATCAAATCATGGTGGCCTTGGCAGGTAATGCTATAAAGGCTAAATACCCTATAACAGCTAAAGAAATAGCGTGGATGTGTAGAGAACTAGATATGGATACAGGTAACTGGTACGATAAACGTCCACTTGATAAAGAAGCCGTCAGGGCTTTAGAATATGTGATGAGGAATCAATTATGACAGAATATACAGAAGAGGTAGAAAAGGTGAGAATTATGAGAGAAGCCGAAATTTGGGCTAAACAAACTGCAGTAGTGCATGTTCACTCTTTAAATTCTATGTACTATGACGATCGGCCAGAAGATACCGCTGATGGTAATAGTGTAACTGATATAGAATTTCAAAGTGGTGTTATTAAAAGATACCAGAATGGTGAACATATACATACATTTGGCCATGAGGCTAAAGGTGATGAACTTTACGATTTATACACGAGGCGATAATGAAAAGGTTTTGGCAAGTTTGGAAGTATGCATTGGGTTCATTTAATGACGAAGATACTGCTCCAGTAGAAGATCAAATAACTGTAATTAGAACAGTAATTTTATTAATCAACTTACTTTGTGCAATATTGATTATGGCAAATATTATTAAGGGGTGGATGTGAGAAATATTACAGTAGTTGGTTCAGGTTACGTTGGTATGGCTAATGCCACAATGTTAGCAAAATATAATTATGTCACAATTCTTGACATTGATAAGAATAGAGTTGATATGGTTAATAATAGACAGTCTACTGTTGAAGATAAGTGTATACAAGATTATTTGGATAAAGAAACACTCGCGTTGACAGCTACAACTGATAGTAAAACTGCTTATGAAAATGCTGAATGGGTAATTATTGCAACACCAACCGATTATGATGAAAATAAAAATTACTTTAATACCGACAGTATTAAGTCTTGTATCAGAGATTGTTTAGATTATAATCCTGATGCACATATTATAATTAAATCTACTATTCCAGTAGGTTTTGTGCATAGTATGCAAGCGAAGTTTGGTAAGTTTGATATTATGTTCTCTCCAGAATTTTTAAGAGAAGGTAGTGCATTACGCGATTGTTTACGTCCAGAACGAATTGTAATAGGTGGTAAAGGTGAAGTTGCAAGAGATTTTGCT